CTTTTACAGGTACTCGTGAACATGGATCAAATCCAATAGATTGTAAAGCCTCACCTGGACTTCCATATGTCTGGGAGAAATTTCCTGGTAAGTTGCCTGGAAAGAAAAATATCGTCCAAATTAATGAGGAAGGAAGTTGTGAAATTATAGACTCAACCTATCCTTTAAAATTTGAAAAATTTTTCTTTAAACTTCAACAAGGTATTATACCTCCACATTCGTCTTATGATTTTCCAAAAGATGAGCTTCGTCCAATTGCGAAAGCACTTGGATCTGTTGAGGATAGTACACCACCTAAAACTAGATCAGTAACATGTATGTCTCTTGATATTATATTGTCATGGAGACGTTTAACATTAGATTTATTTGCATCATTACATCGTCGAGCTAGGGGAGATTTTCCGTTTGGACCCGGGATTAATCCTGAAGGTCCTGATTGGACTCGTTTGTATCATTATCTTAATATACATCCCCATGCTTTAGATTTTGACGTCTCAAATTGGGATGGCCATATGCCAATTGATTTAATGATGGCTGTAGGGGATGCATTAGTTATTATGCTTAATCTTAAAACGCATTCCCCACAAGCAAAGGCTATATATTCTATATTAACAGAAGTAGTTTTTGGACATGTTCAATTTGAAGATGTCGTATATCATAAACTCCGCGGTCTCATTTCTGGCTTTCCTGGAACTGCGGAGACTAATACGCTTGCACATATTATTTTGCTTTATTATTATTATTTAGTTATATGTGATCAAAAATATTTATATCATTTAATGAATTATTCAACTTTTTCAAAAAATGTATCACTTATCTGTTATGGAGATGATATACAGATGTCAATATCAGAAGATTTCATCTCCTTCTTTAATGGACAGACCATTGCTAATCAATATGAAATGCATGGATATCCGGTAACAGATGCTTCAAAGGGTAAAATTATACCTATTTCGAAGTTAATTCTTGAAAGTCAATTTTTAAAATCATCATTTAATATTATAACACCATCTCGTGTCGATCGTAAATTAGATCTCGATGTCGTATACGATTTGTTTTATTGGGTTAGAGCTAAGGAACATCCTTATGAACAATTTTGCTCTAACATACATGATGCTATGAGAGTAGTGCATGGAC